CCATCACATCACCATAGGCATCCATTGCTTCATCACGATCAAGACGATTCAATGCCGCAAGCAACTCAGTGACTTCTTCAAGGGTTTTGATGCCCTGGCTCAATGGGTTGCTGTTAGGGATGATCTGCCGATCTTTAGCCCATTGGATGACCAAGTGTTCAAGTTGTTCAAAGTTCATATCAAACCTACTGTTTTGTTGCGAATTGATTTCAGCCTCTCTCTGATGTGATCAGGCATGGCAGTCCCTTGTGCAAGCCGTTCTTTGACTTCAGCAACGGCATCCACAATTTTTGTGGGTTCAGGTAACTCAAACCCATCCCACCGCATCTGGTTCAAGTAAACCAATGGTGCGGGAATAAAAGCCCCGTTTGGCTTCATCCACTGGTCTGATTTCTTCATAAAGTCCACATGAGCCAAGATTTCCTCAATCTGGATATCGAGCTTCAACTTGTCCCATTTAGCCCTGCATTGACTCTTTCCACCCTTTCTAGGACTGGTAGGCCATGCTTGCCAGAACCTCTCAAATGAATCCATCATGTCAATCCTCTTCTTCGTCTTCCAAGTCTTTTTTGAACTTTTTATAGTTCGCCATGATGTTATTCATCATTGTGTGGATATGTACATCGGTACTTACCCCTATATACGCATAGACCATTTCTAGTGCATGCATCACAATGGCGGCATTTTTACCCTCTAGAGACTCAAGAATCTCCATAGCAAAACTAGAGATTTCTTCATATTCTTCATCTGTCCACGACCTTTGTTTTTCATTCATTTTTCATTCACCTTTTTTTCATTTAAGAATAGTTGACCCCGAGACTCCTGACCTGTACCAGTCTGAGAGTCTTTAGCCAACCACAGTCTATCTCCTATCAATCATCAACACCTATCAACAAGTAAAAATGGTCTGCTACTCGCTGAACGCCGTATTCCATTGTCGAGCGCCCTTGTCGTGGGCCAATCGCTGAAAGTCAGTATGTTTGCTCGTTTTTGTGGTCGCTACGGAACGCCACACCGCCGGGGTCAGAGCGGTATCCCTTTCCTTCCACGCCACCAGGACTGGGTGCTTACTATCGTGTGGAGTACGGATGTCGAGCAGAAAACAAAAAAGCCACTTACAACTGCACTGGTCGCAGTCCTCCGAGAATCCCCAGAGGTCAGTGCATGTGTAAATGGCCTTGAATGTTGACTGCGACGACAACGGTTCAAACTATATCACATTTTTTTGTTTTCACAAACACGCGTGTTGGTTGTTGGTGGGCCAGTGCGGGATAGGGCGGCAGTTAACCGTTTCGCTTTTTCCCCCGTCCCTCGGGAATCGAACCCGACACCAACACGGCTGGGGACTGGCGTTTCTGTCGGGCCGACTTGTCCGTATTCTTTCAACGGTGAGCCGATAGCAGTGTCTATCCAATCCCCATGCGTGTTGATCCCCGATTTGTCGGGGAAGTGCAATCTTAAACCAATCTATTTTTGCGATACACCCTTTCAGAAAAAATCAGACTCGGACAGTTCAAAAAGTCAAAACAGCCAGGACGATACGCCAGCTTCTTGTTCATGCCCTCATAGTTTTCCATCTCGTAAATACTAGTTTTGTTTTTAGAACTAGCAACATGTTTAAGTTTTTGTGTTTTATTAATATGTTCTTCACGACCAGCGTTGGTGATGTGCCACACCTCACCGATACTTACTGCAAAACCATGCCGCTCAAGATCGTTGAGCCACTTAGTGATATGGATGTCAGCATGGCCCGTCACATTGGTAAGGGTCAGACCTTTGACTGTCAATTCACGATGATTTAGTTTCCTAAGAATCGTGTAGTGTGATTCAGAAAGACTCAATTTCAACTCCTATTTGTGTTTGTGGAAAAAACATCATACAGATGATTGTTTGGTAGGAATACTAGGGAAAGTCCCTATATGAGAGGTTAAAAAAGGTGGCAGAATTCTTCTCACACCAGACAGGTGTTCAACAAGAAAGGCGCAAGATGGAAAGATTTTATGAATTTCAGTTAGAGGCAGACCCGGCGACATTTTTGATTTGCCACGACGACAGTTTCCTGCCGGACTTCAAAAACATTTACTGCACGATTTTTTTTGAAGATGAACAAGATTACGAAATTGTCTACTGGGATGGGCAAGGGAAATACTTTGTTGTTGACAAAGAAAAACTTTGCGATATCGATAGAGAAACTGCAAAGAATTTGATTCTTGGAAAAAAGTTGCGTAGAGGAGTTGAATGATGGCTGGTGTGGAAAAAATCTGTGAGTATTCTGGTGACTATCCAGGGTGGTTGATGTACGGATACAAGAGGAATCACATCCAAATCTGTCCGCAATATCGAAAGCTGTTTCGTGGGGCCGATGCTCACCTCATCATTGAAAAAGTGGAGAAGGTGTTCGTCTTCAAAGACGGAGGTGTTAGCAGTGATGCGGATTTGGCTCTTTGGGAGAGGCTTGGATTCAGAGGCCGTGTTGCTAATGAATACACATTCCGTCTTGTTGTGTCTGACCCTGCACTGGCAGGAGAAGTCAACGGCGAGTATGTAAACTGGACAACGAACATGCGTCAAACAATCAAACGCCTCAAGCGTATGCTTAGGTGTCGGACATTGAAAGTGAAAAGGAGTTGAATGATGGTTGAGAAGCAAAAAGAAACAGGTGGGCCAGCATTCCCGACCGAATACTTCTACGACGACGACACCAAGGATGAGCGAATGCCGACAGAGGGCATGACCCTACGCGACCACTTTGCTGGTCTGGCGATGCAGGCTCTCATTCAGCGTGATGAACCAAACATTGCGTGGGAAGCATATCGATTGGCTGACACCATGCTGAAAGAGAGGGAGCAATGATTGGGAAACAAATGAAATCAAAAGAAGAGCAAATTGAGTTTGAAAAATGGGCTTTTATCCAAGAGATTGATGCCAGGGATGTTTCAGACTCAATCTGTGACTGTCCTGCAATTGCAGATGCCATCCGAAACAACGATTGGCGTGGCGTTGCAGACCTAGTGAAATCCCGAATTGAACTCAAAGCATTGAGGGTGGCAGAATTGCGTGTGTACGATGAAATTCGCACTCACTGGGTTGACCAAAGTGATGAACGCATCGACTATCGCTCGGACTATCAAAGTCGCGCCGAACAAATGTTGAATCGCATGACCAAAACTGGAGGTAAAAATGAGGATCAAGACGAACTTGGACGATCTTTTGGAGGAACACAGTGATGACCAATTCTGCATGTTTTGCTGTTCGCCAAGAGGAAGCAAAGACTCCTGTTGCGGAGAAGACCATTTCCTCAAACTCAAAGACTTTGACGATGACACGCAATCTGAAATCGTTGAGTCAATCATCAACAGCAAAGGTTTGCTACCCAAGTCTTCCGATCACTGATCCTAGATTTGTATATACAAATTCTTCACAAACTGACATTTCAAGGAGATTCAAAGATGTCACAAGACAAGTTCCCAGTCGGGGACTACAGCGAAATGATTCTCGACATGAGAATGAGGCTGGATTCACTCCACTTGATGTGCTTGAACAAACGCTGGACAGGCTATCAAGAGGAAATTGCGAACATGAATGAAAGTGTCTACTGTTTGCAACAGTGGATTCAAAACGAGGCTAACAAAGCCGCATAATGTGTTTAAACAGGAGTTGAGAATGAATGTTTTTGAAAAATTGAATGTTGCCCGTGAGAAATTCCATAGGTCTAAACTCACAAAATCTGGTCACAACAAGTTTGCTGGATACAAATACTTTGAACTAAGTGACTTCATCATCCCTGCACTTGACATCTTCAGGGAAGTTGGGCTGTGTGGAGTGGTTAGCTTTGGCAAAGATGAAGCAAAACTGACCATTTATGACCTTGCAGACCCACAACAGATGATTGTGATTACCTCGCCAATGTCTAGTGCCGCCCTAAAAGGATGCCATGAGGTGCAAAACTTGGGTGCAGTTCAGACCTATCTGCGCCGCTATCTTTGGGTTGCCGCTCTTGAAATAGTTGAGCATGATGCGCTAGACGCTACAACGGGCAGTGCTGAACCTGAGTTCAAGTTGCCAGAGTCAAAAGTCATTGACTTGATTGCATTTGTCAAAGAGGCAGTTAGTCTTGACGATTTGAAAATCAACTATGGCATGGCTATCAAAGAGTGCAAGACAGATCAAGAGGCGCAAAAGCTCATCATTGCCGCCAAAGACGAAATGAAGAAGAAGCTAGGAGGCTGATATGGACGGGACAATCGCAAAACGCACAGCACAAACCTGCTATGTCATAGGAGACATCGTTTTCCTGCCTCATTACACAATGCCAGACCATTTCGTTTTCCCAGGGTTGGACTGTAGAACCATGAGCAGATACGAGCTTGGGAAAGTTCTCTTCAAACCTGAAGAACTTGAAAGCATGGGAGCAACCAAAACCCTCTCCCACTTATGGAGCAGGACTTCAGTCAACACACACATGGTGGTGATCTAATGGAACAAGGCTCACCAGAGTGGTTTAAAGCCCGTTTGGGGAAGGTTACGGCATCAAGGGTATCTGATGTAGTCTCCAAAACAAAAACAGGCTATTCAACTTCTCGTGCAAAGTACATGACTCAGTTGCTCATTGAGCGAATTACGGGCGAGCCTGTTGAGTCATATACGAATCCAGCAATGGAGCGTGGGATTGAACAAGAGCAGTTTGCTAGGGCGGCATACGAGGCCCATTCAAATGTTCTTGTGGATAAATGTGGTTCTTTTGATCATCCGTCTATCCCTATGTCTTCTGCCAGTCCTGACGGATTGGTGAATCAGGATGGACAGGTGGAAATCAAGAACCCAATGAGCCATACGCACCTAGAGACACTGATCACCAAGAAAGTTCCTGGTGACTATGTGATCCAGATGCAGTGGCAAATGGCTTGTACGGGCAGGAAATGGTGCGACTTTGTGAGTTACGACTCACGGATGCCAGAACACCTAAGACTGTTCGTTAGGCGTGTCGAGCGCGATGATGAACTCATTGCAGAACTCGAAAAAGAGGTGGTCAAGTTTTTAAGTGAACTTGAAGACAAACTAGACAAACTAAAGGAAATTTGAAATGGAAGAAAAGCGTGACAATTCTGGCGTTCTGTTCAAGAATGACAAGAAAGAAGAACCCAAACACCCCGATTACAAGGGAAACATCACTGTTGGCGGCAAGGATTACTGGCTGTCAGCATGGATCAAGGAAGGCAAGAGTGGGAAATTCATGTCTTTGGCAATGAACCCCAAAGAGCCTCGTGCAGAAGATGCGCCAAAGAAATCCACTAAGCGCATTGAAGACATGGATGAAGATTTGCCCTTCTGATGTTCATGGGTGAAAGCGTAAGCAAGTAGCCCAAAATTTAATAGGAGTTGATGATGTTTTTCAAATTCTTTCGGTCACGCAAGACTGATCCTCAGACCAGCCATGATGCGGCTGAACAGGCACAAGAACTTGCTGACAAGCATTTCATAAAAATTCACTTTGTTTTGGCAAAGTATGGGCCAATGGGCAAAGATGGTATTGCACAAAAAACTGGTCTTGATTCTGCCCAGGTATCTAGACGGCTTCCAGAGATGCAAAAACTTGGTCTTGTAAGACTGACTGGTAATTTTGCTATGTCGTTTGCAAGGCGCAAAGAGCGTGAATGGTCAATTGTGGAGAAAAAAATATGATTGAAGCATTGTTTTTGTTCTTGATTGTTCTGCTTGGTGTTTTTGTGATTGTTGGTGCGTTTGTGTGTTTTATGTTTGTGATGACAAGGATTGATGAAAATGAGTAAAAAAAGAATCACGGTCAATGTTAGTGAAAATGTCGATGCAATTAGATTGCAGATTGAAAGAGAGACTGGAGTGGTTTTCAGTTATGTTCAACTCATTGACTTTCTGATCAACTTCTATCGTAAAAACTCTGTCAAAACAACTTGGAACAACAAAATCACTGATGGAGCAAAAAATTGAAGGTTCTGGTGATGAAGATTATTTTGTCTGTGGTGCTTGCAATTCTGACCATTGGCTCAATTGAGTTGGCAAGCGGTGGCTTAACTTTTTTGATCGGAATGTGCAAATGACTAAAGAACGCGAAGCACTGAAACTGGCGCTGGAGGCGTTGGAAGACCCTCTCGCACCAACCAAACGACTTAAAGCCATCAACGCCATCAACGAAGTCTTGGCACAGCCACCAGAGGAGCTCAACTTTGAACTGCACAATGAATGATCCAGTAAACCAACCCAAACACTACACAACAGGTGGAATCGAAACCATCGACTACATCAAAGCCAAATTAGGGCCAGAACACTTTCAGGCTTATTGCATCGGCAATGTCATCAAGTATGTAAGTAGATACTCACACAAGAATGGCCTAGAAGACCTCAAAAAAGCCCAGGTCTACCTCACTTGGGCAATTGAATCACTTGACCACGAAATTCGATAGCTTCATTATTGAATTTCATAACCAACTCAGGGAATAGCAACTTTCCCTTATAAAAGGTCAAGACAACAAACCCCGATCTCCAGTTGGTCGGGTTTTCTTCCAAATAGTCCCTGAACTGTGGGCCGTCAATGTCTGCCAAAGTGCCAGAATCAACTCCATAGCGCACTCCGTTGTAGTCTGTAATGGGAGACACCTTCAGGCTGTGCAAATGGCCTGTGACGATGTTTTTCCCACTCCATAGGGTGTTGTTATGGGTTGCATGAATTCCACCCTTAAATCGATGTTTAACCACCGTGTCGTCGTTAATCCAGCAAGACCAACACGGAGTCCAAGCAGGGAAATGATCTTTTAGGCTAAACCCCTTAACATGCTCATATTGAGGCGCATTGGCGGCTAGGAAGTTTTCAAATCTAGCGTCATGGTTTCCAAGAGGCCAAATTAACTTGACATTGCGCCTTGCCTTTTTCGCCGCCTCTTCAATCTCCCCCATCGCAATTTCGCAAGCCTTAAGTTCCTCAATAACAGATGGCTTGCTGTCCCACCCAATGCGGGGATGACGAGAGATAGTCGCACCATCAAAAACATCGCCATTTGCAATAACAGCAACTGGAGAAAATTGTTTAATGGCCCAAAGTAAACCCTTAAAAACCGACGAATGTAAACCTGGATAGAAATGAGCATCCGAGAAAACCAAAACAGTTCCATTCTCAACTCCAAGATTTAATCTGGGTGAATGCCTATGCGCTGTCTGCAAATGATATTGTTTTCTTGTCTCATTGTTAGGATGAGTAATCGTATTTAGAGCAATGTTGTATTTGGCTTCAAGGTTCCTGCGCCTCTTCATTACATTCTTGTTTTCCATATTCATTCTTTCAGAAGCCTCTTTCCAGGATCGGCTTGTTTGAACAATTTCAATAAACTCTTTGTCAGAGATTCTGATGTTAGCCATTACAAACGCTTTCTCCAGTAAACACTATGCTTGAACGCCCATTTTTCACTAGGTTCAAAAATCTTAAACCCACATGAAATCAATGAATTTGCACTAGCAGGATTATCAGTCGTATCAGTAACCAACCAATTCCAACCAATAGACTTTGCATGAGCAATCCTTACCCTAATCATTTTCTTTTGAACACCTCTTCCCCTAAAGTAAGGCACAACACCTGATCTACACAAATAGCCACAATCAGCCCACCTAACAGACTGAACAACACCAGCAAAACCAATAGGCTCATCACCCTCATAAGCAATCCACCAATACCCACCATTAATAGGGTACGGCTTGTCATAAGGCAAACAAGATTTCTGCAATTCATGCAACTGCATGAGAACCACAGGATCATGTATGTTTACTCGCCTTATCTTCATGTCGTCATTACACACTTCTTCTGTGACAATTTTGAATAAGAAGTCATAAAAATCAGTCATTTGCAGTCAACTTTTAATCTTTTTTGTAGTTTAAAAGCAACCAAATGACATATCTTTAAGATATCAGCCCTGGCAAGTAAACAGTCTTCCCGGCCTGTTTGGTAGCAGTCAGCGTTTGTTTTTTCAAGTTGGCAGGGTCATAACTCACATGAACCCAGCCACTGTCTGGCACTCCAGGGGTGTAGAACTCAAGGATCACCTGAGTGAAGTCCAGATTCTCGGCAATCCACTTTGCCAATTCAGCGTTGGCAACACCAGGAATCTCAATATCAGCGGCCTGACCCTTGCAATGGTCGCTGGTCTTGGAGCCTCCAACAGCGGCATTGACTTCCGGGTGACGAAAGCCAGAGTTGACCTTTACGCCCTTGCCATAGTGATCACGCACTGGTTGCAACACCTTCTCGCACAGCACTTTGAGGTTTGCAATCTCTGCATCACCAGGAGTGTTCTCCATGCCATGACGCAAAGCAGTTTCTGATTTGACCATCTCGGTCAGGCTAAAGTTGTTTGAGAGTTGCATCATTTGCCTTTCTTCATATCAATGATTTTTTCAAGAGTCCTGCCACCAAAATAGAATGACATGATTAACATGCCCCATTGCCCAAGCAGTTCTACATACGCTTGATTTGTCTCCAAATCAAAGGCAGACATCATGGCAAAGGTAAAGTAGCCAACAAGAATAGCAACAAGCGTCATTGGACGAATGTTCTTGGACAGCCACGAATCACTAGACATGTCTGCCTTCAACCGCTCAGTCAAATTATTCTGTTCGGTCTTGTAGGCTTCCAAATCAACATTCAACTCAGCAATCTTGCCATCCTGCTCAATCTGCTTGAGCTTTGCCATAGCCTCAGATTTAGCCGCTTCATTCGGCAAAACCCGATCAAGAATCTTGGAACCTACATCAAGCAACGCTGGGATTGGAATCATCTTTTTTCTCCTTTGGTTCTTCAGGCGCAGGCTGTGGAGCTTTGTCGCTCAAAACATCTTTCCCCTTGATTGCCAGAAGAGTCGCTAGCGATCCAAGGATGTATTTGCTCATGTCGTTCAAGAGGTAAAAAAAATTCTTATCAGCAGGGGCAATGGCATTCATTGGCTGAGTGACAAAGATCACCGAGTACAGGCTCAAAATCACCATGCCAAACACGGTGAGCGAGAACACAATGCCGATCACAAAGCGCAAGAGCGCATCAAGTTGTTCTGGCGATTTGGTCATTTCAATCCTCCTTACGATCTTCTGGACGGGTTAGTTGGTCTGGGCAAGTTGATGTGACTGCACACTGTGGCCTCTTGCAGTCTGACTTGTCCCAGTTTGACGGGTCTTGACATGGATAACGAAACCGATCACTACATCCAACTGAAGTTAGTGAAATTAGTAAAGTTACCAAGAAAACATAAACTCTCATTGCAGTTTTTCACCTTCTGACTTTGATTTTTCAACTTCTTTCCTTAGCCTATCCATTGCTTGCACCTGTTCACGAACCTCGTGTTTTGTAGTAAGTATGTCAATGTATATCAGAGACATTACAGCCACTAGTAAAACAATTACAAACAGAGAAATTATGTTGATTAGAAACCCCAACGAATCTCCCGATCTTTCACTATCAGATACCAAATTCCCGCCAGATACGCTCCCACGAGAAGAGCCATTGCCACTATAAGCAGACGATCTACCAGCATTTCCTTTACCCGTTTTCGTTGCCATGCCGCTTCTCGCTCTTTCTTGACCTTTTGCATCCTAGCGAATTCTTGTTCCTCGGATATGACACCAACCATCCTAATCACTCTGGTGTACAAATCCCCCATGCCTGGAGTCTGATACACCATCACCTGTCGAATCTCATACTGCAACTTCTCCATCTCATCCATCGCCAAAACCCTGTGCAAAGCAGACTCCATCATGTTTTGGTCAGGGTCATAGATGTTTTGCGATTTCTCTTCCTCTTCTGCAATGTGTGCTTTTAGTTGCTCAAGTGATTTGAAAAACTTTACAAGGTTGTCGGAGATGTCTTTTCTAACCTGCGCCTCATCAAAAACAACCTGTTTACGCCCTTTTTGCGTAACAGGTTCGTCATCGACATGAACCTCAACCTTGCGCTTGAAAAACCCCAGGAAACCACCAACCTCCCTGACGATCTTTTTCGCTTCACCAATGGTTTTTTGAGCTTGGACAACCTCGCCTTTGAATTGGTTGTAGAGGTCGCACCCCTGCTTAATTGCGGAAACTGCCCCTCTTGCCAACGCAAGTATGGTGAATGGGTCAATCGTTTACTCCTCTTTTGTGGACGCTTTCGTTACTTCACGAAGACCAGCAGTTCCAGTCAAGCCAGCTTTTGAACTCCATTGAGATGGGTTAGACAACAAATTCAACACTTTGTATCTTTCAACAGCAGGAAGTTTTTCAAGCAGATTACGAGTTCCTTCAGGAGACTTCATAGCCTGAGTGATGGCATCCATTGTTCCTTTGCCAACAGCCTTCTCTAGCTCTGAAATTGCCTTGTTTCCAGCAGATGCCCAAAAACTAAGGAAAGATGGCAACCTAATAACAGAAGTCTGTTGTTTAACAAGTTCAGACAATGCTTTTTGTCCTTCTGATGCTTGCTCTGCAACAGAAATCTGAGTCAATCTTTTCTGTGCCAATTGATTCAATGTTGCCAAAGTATCATTTGCCAATTCAGTTGCAATGTTGTAGCGACCAGGGCCAAGAATTTCTTCAACTTTATCTGGAGACTCATTCATCACTAGTTTGACAAAATCATCTTTGTTTGTTTTCCATAGTCGAAGCCCCTCGGCAGACAGCTTGCGCTCTGCAATTTTTTGCATACCTTGAGCATAATCATCAAGGTACTTGCGATATCCAACACCACCAGACTCTTCAATTGCATCAACCAACATTGGCTTAATATCAGTCAGAACTCTAGATGCAAGATTCTGCTGTGAAGTGGCATCCATCCCCTGGCGAAGTTTCTGAATAGCGGCATTGACAGAATTTTTGCGAATGGCATCTAATGCACGAGCATCAATCACACCACCACTATTTGTCCATTTAACAATATCATCTGCAACATTGTTAACAGCACCAATCAAAACATCATCACCAGCAAAAGATGGGTTATCAGCAATCCTAGAAATACTCTGAGCAATCTTTTTGCCTTCTAGTGGCTTAATGCCAACATTACGCATCGCATCTGCGGCGGCTTGTGCAAATCTTGCGCCTTGACCAAGATCAAGAGATGCTTGAGCCGCCTTGTCAGACCATTCACCAAATGCTTTTTCAGCCAATTCGTTTTTATAAGTATATTTTGTGAACCCAACAGGCAAGCCACGCTTGATCAAATCAAGTCGAGCAGATGCTTCAGCCAAATTACCAGCCTTAATCAAATCTCTAACTCGTTGAACTTCCATAGATGCTTCAGAACTCAACTGACCAGCCTGAGCCTCATATTCAGCAACCGCCTTACCCAAGTTTGCACGATTAAGTGCCTCTTCTCGCATTGGGGTAGTAGTTGTATTCAATGCAGTTTTTGCATTTTCAAGAATTTTGCGTGTCTCAGCCGCATTGCCACCACCAGCCAATTTAGACAATGCTTTTAAAGACTCTTCTTCCCCAAAAAGATTGATCTTTCTTAGAAATTGAGGATCACGATCCAAAGCATTTTTAATCAATGCTTGCCAAGTTGGATTTTCCAAAGATGCAGTGACTTCTGCAACACTTGCTCCGGGACTTGCATTTTTCAATCTATCTAATACAGCAGGAAGGTCTTTCCCAAGAGCATCTCTTGCAATCTCTCCAGCCTTCAATTCTGCAGAACTTACATAAGGAGACAGAAAATCAATTGCCTTGCCAACTCCTTTTGCAATAATTGGAGCAACAACACGACCTCCCACCTCGTAAGTTGCACCTTCAGCAACATTCTTAAGGCTTTCTGCCGCTGGTTCTAACATGCTTTTGCTTGGCTGTTTAACACCCATAGCAATATCAATGTTGTCGAGTATTCCTTTTGAAATACCATAACCAAGACCAGCACCGCTAACTGCTCCCAAAGGCCCAAGTGGAGCTCCAATTAAACCACCAGCAACAGTTCCCAATGTTTCAACAACTGTATTAAGCGCCTGTCTTGGTACAGTAGGGGCAACTTGCTGTTTAGGTTGAGCAACAGTAGTTCCTTTCCCCAAATGTTCTTGAATACGAGCAATTGCTTGTTCGTTTGTCAGTCCATCAGGAAGGTCATAAAACTTGTCTTCATACTGGTAAACAGGCATGATGTCCTCATTTCAAAACAATTGGGTTTTGCGAAGTTCCAACTCCGGGTTGACTTGGCATTGATGCAGAAACTCTTGCCCTAGCTTGCATCAAGCTGTTTTTGATTTTTACAAGTTGAGCATCAAACTCTGCTGGAGTCATGTTTTGATCCAATGCGCCAATCGATGCGGTAAGTTTCTTACCTTCTGCATCAGACAAAGCACCCATACCCTTCAGAGACTGCACTTGTGGCAAAAACACTTGAGACTTGAATGTTTCAAGCTGTGATGCAAATCCAGAGGCATTAGTGCCAGGAATTGCAGACATAATTTTCCCAGTCATTCCAACAGCAGAACTTTTACCTGGATGCTTTGCAAGAGTATCTAATGTATCAATTGCACTATCAAATGAAGAAATCACACCAGCTCTTTGCTCATTTTCTTTTGCTTTCTTATCATCAATGGCCTGTTGTTTGAAAGAGGCCATCATTTCAGCAACAGCTTTCCTACCATCAATTTGCATTTGAGCAATTTGAACTTGAGTAGCGCCACGATCTTTTGCCATTTGAATATTTGCATCAATTCTTGCTTGAGCTTGTTCCTGAATTGATTTCAATCTTTCTTCTTGCATTGCTTGTGCGCTTTGTCTTTGAGCTTCTTTATCAGCAGACAGTTGCAATGCCGCAAGAACTTTGTCAGGAGAGCCATACTTAACAACAGCGGCCAAAATTTGGTTGTTGGTTGCATTAGGGCCGAGATCAGCTAATTCTTTACGAAGATTCTTCTCTTGGTCAATGGAAAGCTCTTCTTTTTGTGTTTTAAGTTGATTGAGCTTAAGTTCATTAGCCTTGCTTACCAAAACCATAGCAACATCTGGATATGTTTGTTGTACAGCTTTAGATGCTTGAAAAATTCCTTCAGGAGTAGTCATGTCAAATTGACGGCTAAGTGCATTCAATGCACTAACCTTCTCCATTTGCTTATCTGGAGCGCCAAGCAATCCACCAACAGATCGACCAAACTGCTGACCAGCAAGAGCCGCTCCATAAGTGATCTGTTCTTGAGGAGTCAGCTGTGCATAGGCCAATGCCTGTTCGCGCATTTGTTGCTGACGAGCCGCATCAAGACCCTCAGGAGTCACACCAAAAAGACTTCCAACGATATCAGTTGCCATGTTTACTCCTTATTAAAACCAAGAGTTTTGTTCAGCAAGCATTCTTGCCTGTTCTGTTTGAGGATTACTCAATGCACCAGCAAGATATTGACTTTGTTGCCCATAACCGCCTTGAGGAGTGCCACCAAACGGGCT